AGGTTGGCTGTGCCATTTACATCTATTGCGCCTTCTAGGTCTATATCACCATTAACTATAAGATCATCTGTAACTGTTAAATCATCTTCTACTTTTAAATCTACTACATTTAAACTGGCAAAAGCATCAACAACCGCAGCTCCTGAACCAGCACCATCTAGGTATACTGCTTTAGTATCACCAGCAGGTATTGTTATGTTTGCGCCACTACCTTGTGAAATAATAATGTTTTGCGAACCACTTGTGCCATTCTCGATAAAGTGTAATCTACTTATTGTGTTTGGTGCAATCGTAATAGTACAAGCTGAATCGAGTGTTCCTGTATATTTGATATAGATTGATCTAGCTGGATCTGTTGCGCCATCAGCTACAGTTGAAGTGTGCGTGTCTGCATTTGTTGTTATTGCTTCTGTGCCAAAACTTAAACCTTCTGCAATAAGCTCTAAGTTTGTATTTGTTGTTGTACCCCACGTTCCTGACGCATCTCCTGTTGCCATTTCGTTGAGTCTTAAATCATTTACATATGTACTTGCCATTTTATTTTATCCTCGTTTTGGATATATTACCTTTTTATAACATATTTAAGCAACTTCTTCCCAATCAGCTTCTTGTGTTTCTGTTATATCTGTCCATCCAGGCGTTTGTGAACTGCTAATAGAATCCCATCCTGGTGTTTGTGATTCATCTATCATACCCCAAACAGCAATAAATCCAACCTCACCAGTCGCTTCGGATAAAGAAACGCTCACATTCGCTTGTGAATTTGTAGTAACAGAACCTATTTGTCCGTCTGAAGATACTCCGTTTATGGTAAGTATTTCATTATGATTTACTGTAACAGAGCCAATTGCACTCGTAGCTGCAACACCACTTACAGCTACATTTGCTTCTCCATCTACATCAACACTTACTGATCCTAATGTTCCTACTGCACTTGGTAAAACAGCAACCGCTTGGCCATTCACCCCCACTCCAGATATAGCACCTGTTGCAGATTGTCCTGTAGGTATTACATTAGCTTCACAATCAAAGGTAAGTGTACCTACTGCTCCAGTACCTGCTTGTCCAGTAGGAACTACATTAGCTTTAGCAACTATACTTACAGATCCTACAGCAGAAGTAGCAACTAAAGTAGATGGTGTTACGTTAGCTTCAGCATCAACGCTGACAGAACCTAACGCAGAAGTAGCGGCTACACCAGATATGGTGAAGCTTATAGGTACAGAGGCGGGTTGACCCCAAGGGCCTGCTCCCCAAGTGGAACGACCCCATCCGACAGACATTTATTAAGCTATTCGTATAATAGCTGTTGATGCTGCAGCGGCTGGGAATACTATTGTAAAGTCTCCTGCTGTAGATGTTTTATCACCGCCAAAATCAATAGTAGCAACTGATTTATCAGAATTTGTATCATTATAAATCAAACATCCTCTAGCTGTTACTGTCGCTGTACCAAATGTTAAATCAGCGAAATCTGTAAATCCTGTTGTACCGCCAGATGTAGGAGCAACTTTTGTTAATGCAGCGCCTCCTGCTGTGTAGTTAGTACCACTTACTTCTTGAGAAGTCGAGTAGGCAGTTGTAGTTGCGCCCATCGTAGCAGAACTGGTAAACAACGCTAGTTTAAAAGCATTTCCGTTTGTTGCAAAGTTGTGAGTCGCAGTAAGAAGCTCTTTCTTAAAGCTGGTCGTTAGTGTGCTAGTTATAGCCATATCTATATCCTCTTGATTATTTCAGCTACTTTCTCCTCTCCTGCCGTCATTAGCTCTTGTATCAAAGTAGCTTTATATGATTTTATAGCATTTTTTATATAAATTAAACAAAGTTGTCTAATTACCTCTTGATAGGCTTCTGCTTGTTGTCTTATATAAGGTTCTTGATCTTCGGATATATGTACTAATTTTTCTGTAATTCTTTCTGCCCAAAATTCAGGTGGATGTCCTCCATAGTTGCTTGTTTTAGCTTCTATAATCCCTAAAGCAGGCATACCTGCTGGTGTAATTTCATCTACCATTTTTTAGGATCTCCTGCGGTTGATTGCTTCAAATGACTGTCATATCTATCCATGTACATGACTTTTTTTTCTTGTTCTTTTTTATTAATTTGACTTTGACTGAATACACATAACTCACCTTCTTTGTCATGCACAATAATTTTTGGATCGTCCAAACGATGATATCCGTAAAGTTTTTCTTCAACTGGTATGGATGTATCTAATAATGTTGAAGTATTTGCAACTTCTACGCGCACACCTTGCGCTTCGCATTTAGCTAACCAATACTCTACACATCCTCTACCTGCCTCTGCAAAATACAAATTACCTTTGTATGTAAAATCTACACCAAATAATTTGATACAACCTACTTTATTCCATAATGCAAAAGCTATTGCATAAGCTACTGTATTGTTTAAGTAATAACAGTTTAAATCTCTTACAACTTGCTCAACTGGATATAAAACTAAACCTTTAGCTCTATCGTCTAGCTCGCAAGTATATATTGGCCCTTCATGGTTTTTTAATATTTTTATCATAGAATCAGTCTGACCGCCTGCATCGTCACTATCAAAAAAACGACTTGCAGGGTCTAACATAAATATTCTGTCGTGGAATATGACATCAGCAACGGCATTTATTGCCCATACTTCGTCAAAGTGTACTCCGTGGGATTTTGCAAGATTATAGTCAAACCAACTTTTGCCCATGCCGACAATAGCTACAGTCTTGCCTTCAAGTTTCTTGATAGGCTTCATACTTTCTCCTTTTATTTTTAACTTACTTGTGAGCGTAACGAGTCATAACGATATTCATCGCGTCTTCCTCTGGATTCTGCTCTATTCTTTAATCTATCTATGCTTTGTAAAAATCTTTTCTCGTAAGTATCGAGTAAACCTTGTTCACCCTTCATAAAAGTATAAGCCTCAACTAATGAACCATACAACATTGCTTCTCTAGCGTTTTGCGAAAGCCAAGTGCCACTTGTATTTGACACCAAACTTGTCGGTTTGTATAAGTAATGCAACTCAACTGAATAATTTGAGTCGGGAACAGGCGCAACGACAATAGATGTACCGCTACTTGATGATGTGCTGTATTCTTTGTCAAAATCTGCGTAGTACAAAGGCAGTCCTCTTAGACTGGTGTCAGCTATATCAGGTACATATTCCTGCATAAAGCTGGAGTGCTTCTTTTCTAAAAAATGATAATCACTTGAACCATCAATTACCGCAAGTGAAAAACTTAAAATAAAATCATTAGGACAAGTCAAAAATCTGTTTCCTGTAGAAAAACTTCCTATTTGATTCTTTCTAAAAAAATCAGATTGTACTAAATTGAATATACGATCTTCTGTGTTTTTTACAAAATCTGCAATTGTATTATCAAAAGTAGTTTCACTATTATTAGTAAAATTTTTAATTAGTGTTGTTAATTCTGAGTATGTCATGTAGTAATTGTAACTGTTCCTAATGCTGATGTCATTTCAGACAAAGAAAAGTTACTTCCTAAAATTGATGGATTCATTGATAAAAAATTGTTACTTGTACTGTTAAATACATTTGCGTCGCTGACTACAATAAATCCTTCGCCAGCCTCTACATCATTATTTGGTCTAGCTTTATATAATGCTTCATTATCAGATGGTTTTGCTACAGGATCTATTTGAGGAGCTTTTGGCTCATAACATTCGTCACAAACTTTTAAGTTATTCCATTCTTCTCTTAGATCATGTAATTGATATTCAAAACCACATCTATCACATAAACCTTTTGCAAATTTACCAACTGCAAATCCCATTAGTAACTACTTCTCATAGATGGTTTTATTCTAAAAGATGCACGATCTTCGTCCTGGTCTGCTGCTCTTCTAAACTCTTCTTCATACATTTGTTTTAGCATTTGAGTTTTGTCTGGCGCACGTTTGACAGATAGGTAATACGCTAAACCTGCTGTAAAACATGGATAAAATCTGAACGGCATATCCATTGTATCTCTTGCCGTATCAGCGTCATCCATCCTTACCAGCTTATTAAATACTAAAATATCAGTAGAATTTTCTGGAGTAGGCCATACTTTTATCGCTGGTGTAGTAAGTTTGTCTAAGAAAAATTGTGTAGGTCTGCCTTTTTGACTCTTTGTAGGTATGTTTATATATTCTGATCTGCTTATTCTAGTAATATTGATATCATTATCTACGCTGTTTGTAGTTCTGCGTACGACCATATCTAATATATCAATTACGTTTGTATTGAGATTATATGAAGCTGTGCCTTCTGTTACTGTTTGAGTGCCTTGTTCAATAGTCCATTGATTTAGACCTCTATTAGCCCATTCAGCCAACATGATATTTATTGATCTTTTTGCTGTTTTAAGATCATAACCAGTTCTAAGTTCAAGCCCACATCTTTCATAGGCTTCTTCGACGAACTCAGTTACATTAGGCTCGAAATTGGTGCTTCCTGACAAAGCCATTTCTATTTACTCTTTTTCTTAGCTTTCTTCTTAGCTGCTTTCTTTTTAGGCATGTTGTAGTAAATTCTATCATCTGCCGTTTTTTCTTCAGGTCTTACTTTTGCAGCTTCTCTAGCAGCTATTTTTGATTCCATTTTGGATTTTTTCTTAGCCATTGTTTTTCCTAGGATATTGTTGTTACTTTACGTCTGTTGTTCATTACCTTACCACAGCCTTTTGCGATGAATCCACCGTTTTTCATTTTGACTCGGTTCTGTTTTCTCATTTCACCGCCCATATTCACATTTACTTTAGCAGCTTTCGTATTTGCTACGACTGTTTTACCTTTTTTACCTTCTTCTTTCTTTTTTCTTGCAGTCGTTGCCCTTTGCTTTTTTGATAAACTGTCAGCTTTACTTCTAGGTAAGCATCTATCTGGGTTTTTTTTATCTTCACTTGTTCCACACGGCCCTTTTATCGAACCATCAGTTCCAATTCTAACCCAGTTTTGTTCTCTCCATTGTTTGAGTTGACCCATTATCTGAGTCTCTCTTTCATTACTCTACCTTGTCCACGCACTTTGAAGACCAATCCACCGTTCGCTTTCTTTGTTCTTTTCTTTCCTTTAGCACCTTTCGCGTAGTTTGGATCTTTACAATATTTAGATGCTGCCATATTCGCATATGCGCTGGGATATGTATCAAAAGTTCTCTGCGCCCAAGCTTTACCTTTTGGACAAATTTTACCGCCACTTTTTGCTTTTTTAGCCATTTAACACTTCCACCTTCTTCTTGCTTGTCTAATTCTCGAATTTGGATTATTTCTAGTTTTTGCTGAACTGCGTTTTAGCTGTCCAAGTGATCTAGCGCAGTAAGATTTTCTGCGTTTTGCTGCTTTACTTCCTTTTTTAACTTTCCCTGTTACAGCAGTCTTTAGTTTAGAACCAGGGTTTTTCTTACGATAGGCTTTTACACCTTTTTTAGTCATACCAGCCCCACTTTTAGTGGGGCGGTAATTTCCACCTTTACCAACAGTTTTTCTTATTGGTTTGGTTTTTCTTTTAGTAGCCATCTATCAATAGTTTTTATTCAACACTAAAATTATTGAATAGGCATCACCATCAGAGTGTCCTACAGTCGAAAAGTCTAAATCTCCAGTCACACCAGAACCAGCATTATTTGGTATGCCACTAAACCTGTCGTCATAGTATTCATCGCCTGTACTATCAGCAGGAAGAGGTATTGCTAAAACATTTGTAGTAGCGTCAAATTCTATATCAACGCCCATACCTCTAGTCGCCCAATAAATACGTGCAATCGAAACACCAGTACAGGCTTCACCTGCGCTATTAGTGGTCAACGCAGAAACGTCAACCTTTTTAATAGATGCTTCGCCAGATCCATCTGATTCGTTGGTGAACTTCAAGATAGCAACTCTTTCACCATCTTGGATAGTTTGAGAAGTTACTGTATCTGCCATTGTATTCTCCTATCTTTCAATCATTACATTGATGTAATCGATAGTCATAGTTTTGGCTGCTGCTTCACCGTTTTGAATACCGAAAGATACAGTTAATTCTTCATCATCTGGTAAGTTAGTGTTTGCAATAGGCACAGGTTTTGCGTTGTTTACTGAGTAAAATACTTTTGATGCGTCAGTATCTATGAACCAGGCTACGGTGACAAACGTATCGTCTGCCATAGTGGCTATAGCTGCAGTTGTCGTATCTGTTCCATCTTTTTCTATATGGAAATCAAGATTAGTATCACCATCATCTTTCATAAAGTATACGCCATCACTTACAGCTAATGGTGTTGTATCAGTTATTTGTAAACCCATAACAAAGTCAGATTGAGTAGCGTCTGATACTTTGAATCTTGCAGAAAAGTATGCTCTTTTGCTTGTACTAAGTTTAAAACTTTCGCCTTTTAACTGTAGAAAGTCCAAATCATTATCACCTGCTGCATTTGTAAGAAGTAGTTGACCACCTGCGCCAGAAGTAAGTGCTTCTGTTGCTGATCCTGTACCTGCTTCTGTAGTTGTAATTGTAAAATCACCAGATGCGTAAGTCATAAAGTCATTGAAGTAACCGTAGTATGTTTGATCCGATGGATACGGTTGAAACATCGGTAGGTTTTTTTTATGTTCACTTGCGACAGTATTACCTGCCCAAAGTATTTGGTTTTGAAAATGTGGATTAGCCATTATGAACTCCTTTATTTTGTATTAATGGAAACCGAAACGGCCCTCATTAAGCTAATTAAACACAATATCATCTTACTCTGTATCAAAATAAAAATAAACCTTTATAGAAACATTAAAAAAGGGAGCATAAAGCTCCCTTAGTCAGTAGTTGAGTGATAAACCCTACTGTTGGTTCGATTAAGCTCCTTGAGAACCGTAAACTGCTCTAAAGTTAGAGTACCCGAAAGAGTATCTTTCTCTAGCTTTGTAGCGCATGTTACCTGTATCAAAGTCACCTTCCAACGCTGTTGACATTGGTGATCTTTCAAAATGCTTGAAGCCATCAGGACAATCAGTCTTGATGAAGAAAGCATCTGTATCGGTTAAGTAGTGGTTTACTACATAACCATCAGGAATCATACCTGTGTTTTTAATTGCGTTTACGTCGTTATCTGAAGTTCCTACTCGCCCTGGAGTTTGTAGTAATCTATCAGCAACAAATTGCAGTTGAGGTGGAACGATTAGTTTCATTCCTCTTAAAGCAATGTTAAGTCCACGATCATCTGTAAATGTACTAATGTTAATTAGTGCATCTTCAAGTGATGTTTCATTCAAGTCAGCCATAGTAGTTGCACGGTTAGCAAGTGATCCACCGCCACCTAAAGGGTGGTCAGTTGCAATCAATACTTTACCGTCACCACCAGCTATAGAGAACGCATTGTTCAATACTGCTGCTGCTTTGATTTGCTTAGTGTTAGCCATAGAACGTGCAAGAGCTTTAGTGTATCTAGCCCCTAAACGGTCATATAGGTTATCCTCTACTGCCTCTTCTGTTAAAGCAAAAGCAAGTGCTACAGTTTCGTGAGTGTAACGAGAAGTATAACCTTCGTTAGCGTTGTCAAATCTGACACCGCTTCCTTCAGCTTTTACTTCAGCATTACCAAAACCTGATATCAATACTTCTTCTTCAAACGCTCTGTCTGATGATTCAGTATCAAATATCTCAGCATGTTCTGCTTCGTACCTAGCATATTCCAACCCGAACAGGGCGTTCA